CATTTACACCAAGAGAAACAAAGATACGGTCCTTGTATGATGCCAAACTACAGGTAAATTCAATATGTGAGTGTTTAAAAAATGTAAAAGCTTCAGAAAGTCTAAGAGTCAGTGTAGAAGGATTAAATAGCATCCACCGATGATAAGTACGTTCTTTATTAATATGAATTAAAAATAAGCGGTCGTTATTATATACTATACCATTACTAGAACCGTGATAGCCTATAAGAATATTTGTATCAATGGGAAGGGTCTGCCGATCGTCAGCATCTACTGATTTTATTACAAAGGGGCATATGCTATAAATAACCTTGTCATCATAAGGCATCCAGTTTTTTTCAATGGTTGATGGGCTACACATAGCATGTGAATGTACCTTAGAATCTAGGGTTGCGCGAAAGATACATGGTTGACCGCTTGGATTACATTCTGGAATTGTTGTCAGGATTGTAGATTCATTAATGAATCTTATATCTTCAAGGCCCGTCCAATAGGTTGGATAGGTTTGTAAGGCTAAATTGTTTTCAAGAGTTGATAGTGTAAAATTTTCAAGGTTCAGCGGGTTAGTATCAAGGGTACCAGTTAGCACTGAATAAATAGAGTTTGATTTATTTTCATACAATATAAAATCCCTGTTATTGAACTTACGATAGTTTACACGGCGTACTAGGATTTTTACATTGCCAGATTCCGAAATATATATTGATGGATTCATATCCGCATATAGGTTTGAATTATTGAAGCGGTCCTTATATAATATTTCTGGAAGTATTATAGGATGTATTAACATACTATTAATATAATCTTATATGTTTTAGACCTAAGAATATATTATGTGTCTAAGTAGATGTTACGCTCCCAGACAAGTTCAGAAGGGTCGTTGTATGAATTGGTGGCTCGTGGAGTCAAGGATAAGTATTTTATTCAGGATGACGCACAGGCTATACACCCCTTTGATTGGCGGTATACAAAGTATCCTGATAGCATACCTGAGGAGCGCTGGACTATTCCATTAAATCCTGGACGTTTTGGTGGTCGTTGTGAATTTGAGTTTGAACTTCCTGCCGACGTTCTTGTTGAAGCTTATCTTGAAATTAAACTACCTTCCTTATATCCATCAAACGTAGATGTTAGTGTACAAAGGGTTGATGATGATTCTGGATACGTTTACGGATATGTAAATGGCGTGGCTTACTATTTATTTGAGAAGATTGAAATTTATCAGGATAAGATACTTCTACAAGAGGTTTCAGGAGATAGTTTATATGCTGCGGCCTTAACTAAGGGTTCATACAATCAGTCAGCATTAACGGAGTCACTGGCAGGAATACACGGTGGGTCACCCCTTGAAATAATGCGTAATGGTCTTGGACATCTTGAACTCCGTCTTCCTATGATTGGATGCGGTGATGGTGATTCTGGTCTTCCTATATGTGCCTTAAGAGACCAGCCTTTTCGCCTACGCCTGACCTTACGGCCACTTGAGAAGCTTATTGAATCTGATGGACCCTATGTGGATCCATGGAATCGTAAGATTCAGGTGTTGGCTCGTGATTTAATAAAACAACCGAGCTTGACCCTTCGGACAAAACAGTTGTATCTAAGTAATGAAACACGGGCAGAACTTATGAATATGACTGTGGAAATACCTTATATTCGCTATTATGATAATATTTTCAACATAAATCAGTTGGACTATAATTCTGTTCAGAATGGTGGTAGTGCTACCATTGTTAGATATTTAGACGCTTCATATACGGTTGAACGTATAGTAAGTTACTTTAGAAATAATGCTGATAACAGGCTAAATCGCTTATGGAAATTCAATAATGATTTGGGAAATTGCCAGTATTATACCAGTATTAAGTTAACAGTGGCAGGAAAAGTTCGTGAAGAGGCTTGGGGTCCTTCTGTATGGCAAAATGTTGTAGCACACGCAAAGGAAGAACGAACTAGTTCAAAAAATATAGCTGTAATTAACTGGAGTCGTGGCTGGAGAATTTCCGATAAATCTACGGCATCCAGGGAGCCAAATGGCGGATTGAATTTTTCAACGGCAACTAGACCTATGTTAACTCTTGTACTGACTGATGTAGTTGTAGACAGTGGTTTGGGTCATAAACAGGTTTTTATGAGTAGTTGTTGTGAATCATGGGCGTTATATAAAATAAGAAATAGACGTGGTGGATTAGAGTATGCCTAAGCCTCCGATTCAACAGTCCGAAATAATTATTGGAACCTATAGAACACATCAACTGCCCATACTGCCATTGCTACCCTTAATGCCTAGACTAAAAAAATATGATGTAAAATCAAGATATTTAGTAGCTTCTAATACATCAAAAGTAGAATCAGTAGAAAATAAGACTGTGGCCTGGAAGAAAATATATGGGTCCTGAAGCCACACAAAGAGATTATAGGTATTTAGACAGAATGGATCGGCCACTTGGCGATACAACAACACTTATTGACCTTGCAGATCGTGATGAAATGGATAATCAACTATTTCCTCTTGATGCCGAAAAATCTTGGTTTTCCCGCACAGCTTCGCGGCGTGTATTACCCTTTACACCAGTTCTACAAGAATTTATAACTAAGGGAACCTTGGATTTTGGAGGTAAGTTTGTATTTGAAGTTGATTCTAAGGCCTGTGATTTGCTTTTTTCAGTTGGCTTACAGATTAAATTAGGCCACTGGCTACCATCTGATATACTTGTTAGACTACAATCTGGTACCTTGAGTTACAGCGATCCTTCATTAGCTTGGTTTTACGCAAATAGTCTTGGAAGTGTACTTATTCAAAGGGCAGACCTTATTGTTGAGGAACAGATAGTTGAGACAATAGATGGAGACTTTTCCAATATTTTTAACAAGGTTTATGAGGATACTAACACGCAATTTGGCCTTGCAAATGATGCCTATGGATATGTGGGAATTGTTGACCTGAAGGCTTGGAATCCTAAGCGTGTCTTTCCAACAACTACTGGTTATATTACCTGTATCTTACCCTTTAGTTTTCAACGTGTCCGATTAAAGAATGGCTTTCCCTTACTTTCTTGTAAGGGAAAGGTTCGTATTGAGGTGACACTTCGGCCTTTTTCAGAGTGTGTTCGTATAGCTGGTGGTGTAAGGGCCGGCTGTGATGAAACGCCACTAGGTAAGACTTTCAATATTAGTGGTCAAAATGTAGTTGCTTCAGCTGTTGAGCCAGGATTCTTAGATGCTCGTTTAGTTACCTACGGTGTTCTTACAGATGGAAAGTTGCGTGAGGCCCTAATTAAGGCACCGTATGAACGTCTTTTTCGTGAGATTCAGAAGTTTAGTTTCAGTGAACCTAAGCGTTACCTAGTAAATGCGGGTGGTGGTATAGTCAGACTTCAGCTACCATTAGAAGTTAATGGACCGCTTGAAGAAATTATTTGGGTTATTCGGCGTAAGGCGGTGACCTTGAATAATGAATGGACAAACTACAGTAATACCTTAGAATCTGAATATGACGTTGTTAATCGGCCTTTTAAGAGTATGTTGAATTATGGGGCATTACAGGTCAATGGGATTCCACTCATTGAGGCCGATGGTGATTATTTTCGCCGTAATATAGCTAAAAATCATAAGAGTGGTATAGTGGCATATAATTCTTTTATTTATGGCTATACCTTTGCCTCTGAACCCGGTAGTCATAATCCTTCTGGATGGATTAATACAAGTCGCACAACTGATGTGCGTTTGCGGCTTGATATAGTCCCACCAAATGGTTCTGAGGACTTGGAATTTGAGGTACTTGTATATTGTATATGTATGAATTGGCTACGTTTTGAAAATGGCCTTGTCAACAAATTATTTAGTTCTTAATAGGGTATGAGTGGTAAGAATCCATATGGATCACACTATGAACACCGTGGTTATGGCGAGCAGAGACCAGGATTTATGAAATTTTATAATCACTCGGAACAAAAGGAAAAATTTCTTACATTTGCTAATGCACAAATACTTCAGAATGAAGAAACAAAAAGGGTTGAGCGTATGAAAGCTTATGGTACTGCTGTTAAGCTTGCTAAGGCCAGGGGTGAACCACCTCCATCACGGACGCAGTCGCCACCTCGGAAATTAGTAGCACCACCTCCACCGGCGCCACCACCGGCTAGGCAACTAGTAGCTCCACCTCCACCGGCGCCACCACCGCCAGCACCAGCACCAGCACCTCATAATTTAGGATTTTCTCGGCAATTAGTAGCTCCTGGAAATAATTTACGACCTGCTGGGGCTAATCCAAGGGCTACGTATGCCACTGAACAAGAAAAGGCTAATTTAAGAGGAATTCTAACTCAAAGAATAGTTGGTAGCTATGCGGTAGTTACACAAGGAACAATGACTAATGGTGACTGTTTATATTCATCTATATATCGTGCAGCCTTTGAACAAGGTTTAAATTGTGTTATAGAATCTATATTAGGATCTTATAATGGACCTATGCCAGGAAATATACGGGCGGGGGTGGGAGGATCTATATCAGAAGAAGAAATGCGATTTGTTCAAGCGGCGCGTTATTTAGTTTCTGATGAAATTAGAAATGATATTGAAGATTTTTATGATAGAATAGTAATATATTTTGAAAATGATAAGCCTACTTATGATGCAATAGTTGGACCAGGTTCAACCTTAGATGGAGAAATTATAGTGCTTATTAAGAGATATATAGAAGGTGCTCCTAATCATGATATGCGTATAGCAAATAAAGTAAGTTTTATAAGAGATTATAAAAATAATACAATTAATCTGGTAGGGGGAAATATCCCTTCTAAACGGATTTATTCTGGTGAATTTGAAAATAATGCAATAATAAGATTAATAAAAATGCTATGTAATATAAATATTATATCTATAACTTCAGAATTAAGAACACGTGAAATACAGTTTCAACCAGATACAATTTATATAGAAAATCAAGGAGGGAGGCACTATGAATATTTTCAAATAGGAGAACCTTTGCCAGATAGAGATCCTACACTTGATGAAGTGATTGCTAGATCTAAAAGGTATATTCCTATAGAAATTATTAATTCTATATTAAGTGAATATCGTGGAAATTTAAATGGAATTATAAATAAAATTATTGAAGTCTATGGCGGAATCCCACGTGGTCTTAATAGAAGTGTAAATACAAATTATTCAAACGAATATAAGAGATTAAGAAATGCCAGGGTACATGGAGGAACGCGGCGGCGGCGGAAGACTAAACGAAGACTTCACTAGTTATGAGCTTACTCAACATGAGGTTCATTATCACATGTTACGGCTTCAATCGCCCAGAAATCGGCTGAAAGTCTAGGTTTTAATAAATATTTATAAGGTAAATAAAAATATCCCTTGTCTCCCCATGAAGGTCCCCAGCTATTTCTAGCGATCCATTCTTTTGTTGTATTATTATAGCCACATATTAATATAGCATGTCCGCCAAGGAATTTATCATTACGTCTAGGTTTAGGCATAGAAACCTTACCCGTATTTGATACATATTTAGATTCAAAGGATGTAAACACCTTTATTCCTGCTACAAAAGGAATACCAGAAGCAAGAGTTCCCTGCATAGCTTTAAGGTTTTTTGGAACATTATAGACCTTTATTGCTTTATGATTAAGGGCATTACTATAGCATGAATCAGGTGGCTTTGTGGCGAATTCATCTTCAATATATGGCCATTCACTTTCTGGACAGAGTCCATAGGTCTGTAGTGTCTTTATACCATCGGCTAAGGTTGCACCAGCATCTATTGCTACGTTATTATCTAAAACACGCTCATTGTAATATAAGAAGAGTCTTGAACCATCAAAATCTGAATGTTCAAAGGTAAAGGCGGCGCATAAGGCCTGTGCCGTACAACTTCCGATTGCTCCTTGATCATATACAGGTGGCATACTTGAA